GGTATACCCATCAACAATAAATCTTGCTAATGAGGTGGATGCCAACTACTTCAGATATCCAAAGGATCCTAAGTGGACATTCACTACGTTAACTAATGGTGAGCCTGTGTTCAATCAGTCTCCTGGATTGGGATACCAAGACTTTGAGCTTCCTGTCGAGGATGAAATAAAATTAGTTTCAAAGATTCTTCAGTATGCTGGCATGTCTATTCGTGAGATTGAGGCAGTTCAGTTTGGTGGTGCTGAGGAACAAAAACAATCACAATAATCATGGCATACATTACTCAATATCAGTATTACGAAAATGGTGGCAATCAACCAATTGATAAGAATTGGGGGTCATATCAGTACGTTAGCCTTCAGGATATTGTCAACAACTTTATGTTGATGTACGCTGGGAATCACTCCTTGATAAATAATGAGGAGCGATATAAAATTCTGTTTCATGCTAAGAGAGCAATACAAGAATTAAACTATGATGCGTTTAAGCAAGTAAAAGTTCTTCAACTAACTGTTAACGATACGCTTAAGTACATCCTGCCATCTGACTACGTGAACTGGGTTAGAGTAAACCTATACAAGGATGGTTACTTGAGACCACTTACAGAGAACATTCAAACACTTTCTTCAAATGCATACTTGCAGGATAATACTGGCAAGATATTATTTGATAACCAAGGTAATGCATTGTCTCCTGAGTTTTCTGAGATTGACTTACAGAGATTAGAGGGTGTAAAGAAAAGCATTTACTTGAACCCACAAAGCCCATACGATGGTCAGGAGGGATGGGATTTAGGAGGAGGAGAATGGTACTTCGAGTATGGCATTGGCACTAGATATGGTCTTAACAATGAGACTGCTAACTTCAATCCTACATTTAATATCGATGCCAAGAGTGGTGTGATTAACTTTAACTCAGACATGTATGGACAGTCTGTGGTACTTGAGTACATATCAGATGGTATGGAGGGAGGAGACGATTCAATTATTAGTGTAAATAAATTGTTTGAAAAGTTTATTTATGCGTACATTCAATACGAAATACTGAATGCCAAGCTTGGTGTACAGGAGTACATTATTGCTCGTGCCAGAAGAGAGAAGTCTTCGCTTTTAAGAAATGCTAAAATAAGAATAAGCAACATTCATCCAGGTAGATTGTTAATGAACCTACGTGGAATGGACAAGTGGTTGAAATAATATGGCGAATATTACTAGGAATTTCATAACTGGCAGAATGAATAAAGTCGTTGATGAACGACTTATTCCTGATGGAGAGTATATTGATGCTCTTAATGTTCGTATGGGCTCTACTGAGAACTCAGAGATTGGAGTCATTGAAAACACCAAAGGTAATACTAAGCTAACCACGCTAAAGTATATTAATGGAACTGCGCTTAGCGCATCTGCTAGATGTATAGGCACGATTACTGACAGCAGTAAGGAGACTGTTTACTGGTTTATCCATGACTCTAACTTTGGTGTTGGAGCTACTGGTAAACTTGATATGATTGTATCCTTCAACGTGTACAATAATATACTCACGTACCACGTTATTAGTATCAACGATGGTGGTGGGGATAATACCACGCTGAACTTTAATCCAGGCTATCTAATTACTGGTGTCAACATTATTGACAACTTATTATTTTTTACAGACGATTACAATCCACCTAGGGTAATTAACCTAGATAAGAACTATGCAGATCCTGTAGGGAACATTGACCAGTTTAGTGCTGAGTCTATTCTTGTTATCAAGAAGCCACCAGTAGAGTCACCTAGTGTAGAGCTTATCAATAGTGGGAATGAGGAGAACTACTTAGAGAGTAGATTCATTTGCTTTGCATACAGATACTGGTATGAGGATGGTGAGTACTCAGCTACATCTCAGTGGTCTGCTCCTGCTTTTGAGCCTAAGGCTTTTGACTTTAGCATCAACAGCTATCTTAATGATGGTATGCAGAACAAGTTTAATACCGCTATTGTAACTTACAATACTGGTGGACCACTTGTTAAGGGTATTGATTTACTATTTAAGGAGACTACGAGCAATGTCATTAAGGTAATTGAGAAGCTTAACAAAGCTGACCTAGGTCTATCTGACAATACTAACTATACATTTACATTTACAAATAGCAAGATATTTACCGTTCTTTCTGAGAATGAGTTATCTAGATTATTTGACAACGTACCACTACTAGCTAAGGCCCAAACTATTATGGGCAATAGGCTTATGTATGGTAACTACGTTGAGGGATATGACATGCTGGATAATAATGGTAATCCAGTTGACTTGGAGTACTCTACTACGTTGATATCAGAAGAGGTTGACAATACTGAGATAACTAACTCACTTGCCTCAGGTACCTATAATTTTGGCTCCTCGCAGACGATACCTAACTCAGTGGTGTATTTGAACCTCGCAGGATATGAGCTTGTCACAGGTGCCTCTATTACGGTCGAGATGACTTTCGACCATCAGCAGTTTGCAGGTGATACACCATTTCCTACAGAGACTACTGATAATGTGTCTCTTACATTTTCATTTGTATTGCCTAAATCTTACAGCTCAGTATATGAGTTGGCAAGTAGCGTTGAGTTTCAAGATGCTGTAGGAGAAGCAGGAAATATTCAATCAGTAGCTAACTCATGTAATGGTACCACATTTACTGATCAGTTTAACTGTGCTCTTCCAAATAATCTAAACGCATTGATTAAATACCAGAGTGGTATTGGATCTGCTGGTCAAGGCATTGGCATAATAACAAGTCCTGCTAGCACACAGATTGGATTGCAGTTGCTTACCATGAGGTATGTAAATAATACTACTACACCTACAGTGAACGTATACGAGTATTATTCTTATAACTTTATTGAGGCATTCTACCAGAAGATTAATTCTCCAAGAAGCTTGCATAGCAACAGAGGGTATGAGATTGGTATAGTATATATGGATGACTTTAACCGGTCAACCACTGCATTGGTAAGCGCAAACAATACTGTTCATATTCCTTGCTCAGCATCAGATACTAAGAACTCTATTCAGGTAACTATACCTGCTACGCAGAAGCCTCCATACTGGGCAACCAGATACAAGTTTGTAATCAAGCCTGATGAGGAGACTTACGATACAATCTATAGCAGTATCTTTTTTAATGATCCACTAACCAATAACACATTCTTCTTGCTTGAAGGCGAGAACGCTAGGAAGGTACAGGCTGGAGATAGACTTATAGTTAAGGCTGATACAAACGGACCAACTAACAGATGTGTTTATACTACTGTGCTTGAGAAAGAATCTCAGGTGGAGGGATTCATTGAAATCCCAAGTGTTATAGACCCGGCTGTAGATATTCCTGTGCCTGCTGGGGTTTACATAAAAATTAATCCAAATAACTTCTCTACTGTAACAGATGATTTAGCTATAATAGCTCCTGGTACTGTTGAGGTGGATCAAGATAATCCAGGTAACTATCCTAGACTAGCATACCCTATGAACTTGAAGCGGACTGCTGGATATGATCCTGCTAACCCAACATGGGTATATCAAGATTATACTGTCCCTGCTGGTAGTAGAATAAAGATAAATCTTAAGTTCCAAAGACTAGGTGTTGGTAAAGGGAATGGTGCATGTGAAACTAGGATATACACTCTAGAGAAAACCATGATTGCTTCTGCTGATTATGACAGCATGTTAGATTGGTTTAATGGAGATAATGTGCAGGTGGTTTTAGACCAAGGAGTACAGGATGTTGGTGGTGATGGATGTGAGATTGAGAATGAGTACCTAACTACTACATATTCATACACTACAGGACTAGCAACAGCTGCTATTACTAATCCTGAAACATGTACTAACAAGTACCGATTCTCTAGAAACACAATCACAAATGAGCTGAATCTTGTTATGTCAGGTACAGTTCGTTGTACTGGTACACTTGCAAAAGAGAAGAGGAGATCTAGCATAACTGCTACGTTTGAGGTATTCAGAGCTGAGAACATAATTATATTTGAGACTGAGCCACTAGATGCTTCTCCAGATATTTTCTTTGAGAATGAGTTATCTCTTCCTATTGTTAATGGGTTCCATACAGGAAATGTTCAGACTCAAACAGCTTCACTACCAGCTATAATTGATACTCAATTCTTCAACTGCTTCTGCTTTGGAAACGGAGCGGAGAGCTATAAGATTCTAGACTCAATCATTGGACGAACGCTATCGCTTGGTAACAGAGTTACTGCTGTAGCTGCTCAGGACTATCAGAGAGTTAGAAGGTTTGCTGATATCACCTATAGTGGTATCTATAACTTTGAGTCAAATGTTAATAAGCTAAATGAATTTAACCTTGGACTTCTTAACTATAAGTATCTTGAGGTTTCATTTGGTCCAATCTATATTCTAGATGGTCGTGAGACTGACGTGCTTGTACTACAGGAGGATAAGATTTCATATGTACTTGCTAGCAAGAACTTGATTTCAGATTCTACTGGGGGTGGAGCAGTTGCTTCAATACCACAGATTCTTGGCACTCAAATAGCTAGAACTGAAGACTATGGTATTAGCTTCCACCCAGAAAGTTATGTTCAGTGGGGACCTGACAGGTTCTTCACTGACGTAAAGCGTGGTGCTGTACTTAATCTAAAGGGAGACCAACTAGTTGTGGTATCAGAGATGGGTATGAGGACTTGGTTTAGAGATGAGTTCATTGAGTCATTCAATACTCAGAAGCTAGGTGGGTACGATCCGTATCTAAATGAATACGTTTTGACTACCAACTCTGAGGAGTTACCTAGACCACTAGAGTGTCTTGCTTGCGGAGTGTCTCAGACATTTACTATACCAACTGGAAATACGTTTACTTACTGCGTTGACCTTGGCCAACCTGTTGGTACAACAAATATCAACTACAGTGTACCTGCTGGATCTGCATCTAACTTTACCATATCTGTAACTTACGATGGTGATACTGTAACATCTGGACTTGTATCTACATCTGGAAGCTTGCAGTTTGAAAAGGATAAGAACAATGTAAATGTAGCGACTATAACTATTGTTGCTAGTGGTCCAATTGAAATCACTGTAGTTCCTAACTGCCCTATTCAGGATACTTTAACTATTGTAAGAGTTACATTGACTAGCGTTGTTGATTCAGGACAGACTATCCATAACGAATACAGATATACTGCTGGAACTTTTGTGTCACCATTGCAATCTACTTTTGTTACCTTTGCTGTAGATGATTCAAGTCCTGTGGTATCTCAGTACGATTCAGTATCAGGACCTCAGGGATTTGGAGGTATACCAACAGATGGGGCTAGCTTAAGGATTATATCGAATAAGATTGTTCCAGATACATTTAATTTTGTATTAGGCCAAGATAAGTTCAGATATCTTCGTAGCAATACCTTATATGCAAATACTTCTGTAGGTATTTCAAATTTATTAGCGGCATCTACATTAGTTGCTCCAATAACAGGAAGTGCAGGAGTTTATTCAGGAACTTTCATTGTGCCTAATAGTGGCAATTATCTTTACTTAATTTGGGATTACAGAAATTCATTACCTATAACTCTTTGCTACTCTAATTCAAGTACTCTAGACGCATGCTGCGGATGCAATTAATATGGCAACATCAGGAACATTTTATTTAGACGCACCATCACTTAGTACCGCTACGGTGGTATACTCAAATGCAGCACTCACAACAGTAGCTGCTAATGGGTTTTATTCTGATGGATCTATTGTAAGACAACAATCTTCTGGGGTATTGTTACCTCAGCAATCTTGTCCTTCCTGTTCCGTTCCATGTGGAAGCACAATAAGTGCCAATGGTACACAGGGTGTTTATTATTTAAATACAAATCTTGGTAGCCCTACTGGAGCGATAATTGTTAGGTTTAATCCTACATCTGTGCCAGAGGGAATTAAAGCTGTTTATAATAGTATTGTTTATAATGGATTGTCATCCCCATCATTTGGATGGAGACAAGGTACAGCAGGGTTGTCTACTTATCTTGGGTCATCATCTGATGCTTGTAGTAGTGGTATAGTTTCAGGTTCTCCTTATACATTTAATGAATTCCAATATAATGGAACAACATTTGCTCCATTAGGAACTACAGAAATTGTATCTATAGCCGCAGGTCAGCTTCAACTTACTGCTTCTGCTCCAGGCAATTGCGTTATGGTTATACCTAAGACAGCGGCATCTCCATCTATTCTAAACCTTACATTTGTTGGGCCATGTACTGGTGCTGTATTTAGCATTTCAGTATCATGTCCAGCTGCTCTCCCATCATTTGCTTCTAGTACAGTCAATGCAGGAAGTGCTACAGCATGTGCTGATGCTATTGATCAAACGTATTATGTGGCCTATGTTAATGGTGGATCTGGAGTGCTTGGGTTATATGACCTAGTGTTCAGTGATGCCAATGGCCAATCTAAACTTAGTGCAGGGTACTATAAGACCACTGCTGCTGGAGCAAACAATTGGTTTCAAGTGGATGCTAATGGTGTTATTATTGCATTTGGTAATTGTGCATCTAATACATTCACGGTATACTTTGACGTAACTACAACTCCTAATACTTACGGATGGGGTAGCTCAGTTGCTGCTTGTGCAGGGACTGGAACACCTTTGACAGTGTACATTACTGGAACAGCATCTTCTTTATTTGATGCGGTAGTAACTCAAGGTAAGGTACTATACACAAACGTAGGGCTTACTACACCATTGAATGGTAACAATACACACTATAAAACTGTATCTGCTCCTGCTTTAGGAGAGACATTATTAATCGATGGAGTTGGAGTAACTTCAAGTTGGGGAGGACCTTGTTAAACTATGGCAAACTATACACTATCATATAGCGAATCAAGCAATGGGTGGCCATCGTTCTACTCATTTATTCCGGACTACATGATCGGGATGAATAACTACTTCTATACCTTTAAGGGAGGGAACCTGTATCGGCATAATGTTAATGAGACTAGAAATAATTTCTATGGAACAAACTATCCATCTCGAATTCAGAGCGTGTTTAACGTATCACCTCTTGAGAATAAAATATTTAAGACCATTAACTTAGAGGGTAGCCATAGCTGGGCAACACTAGCTGAGACTGATATACAGACCTCTGGCTTCATTGAATCTGCTTGGTATGAGAAGAAGGAAGCCTCATGGTTTGCGTTCGTTAGAAACGCTGGAACAGTGCCTGCACAGCCATCAGAGTATGCGCTTAGATCAGTGAATGGTATTGGCCTAAGTCAGAACGTAACTGGTGCAGCATCTGCATTGAACGTATCGTTTCCTATTAGTCCAGACTTAACTGAGATTGGTAGCATTGTAAGTGTTGGAGACTACTTATATTATAGCCTACCTGCTAGTTACAGTACACCAGTATTATGTGGTCAGATAACAAGCATTGTTGTTGACTATCCTACTAACAATAATAGGATAGTTGTCAATGCATCAATAGCTGGTGGAAGTGTTCCGCCTATAACTACGCCATTCTTTATGTATATTAAGGGGTCCGTAGCAGAGTCACATGGTGTACTAGGACACTACTGCGTATTCACATTGGAGAATAATAGTACTAGTAAGGTTGAGCTATTTGCAGTTGAGTCTGAAGTAATTAAAAGTTATCCTTAAATTTGCATATATGGGAATCTTAGTAAGGGCTTTAAATGCAAATGATTACGATGATATCCTAGTAGGCTGGTGGAAGGATTGGGGATGGGAAGCACCTGCTAAGGATTTCTTGCCAGAAGATGGACAAGGAGGACTGATTGTATTTGATGGTGATGAACCAGTTTGTGCTGGATTCATGTATACCACAAACTCAAAAGTAGCATGGGTTGATTGGATAATATCCAGCAGGACATACAGAAAGAAACCAACACGTAAAGAGTGTTTAGATTTATTAATCTATGCGCTTACAAATATTTGTAAAAGTAAGGGGCATAAATACGTTTATGCTTTGATAAAAGACAGGAATCTAATAGCTACCTATGAGAACTTTGGGTATGTGAAAGGAGATTCATATACAGGTGAAATGATAAAAATATTTTAATATGGGACTAGCAACAGCAGTAGCTATTACAACATCACTAGCAAGCGCAGGAGCATCTGCTAAGCAGGCTTCTAATGCATCTGGATTTGCAAAGGAGGCTCAATCAAAAGCAAAGATTGCTTTCGATAAAGCTATGAAAGATTTGAGTGCAAATAAACTCGCAGGTATTAGTTTACCAATGGAGCCTTATGAGCGTCAAATGGAGGCGGCTAGAGGAGCAGGGGCAGAGTTAACTCAAGCTGGAAGAGAGAGTGAGAGAGGTGCAGCTGCTATAGCCGGACAGGTATATAGAGGGCAGACTGAGGCTCAGAGAGGTATAGCTGGAGATATGGCTCAGCAATTGACTGGACTTGAAACTGCGGCTGCTGAGGAAGAAGCTAACCTATCTAGAGCTAGAGCTACTCTAAGTTTGGCTGAAGCAGAAGGAGCTCAGGCTGCGGCTTCTCAGTTTGGTGCTCAGCAAGATGCCGCTATTACAGGTGCATTCTCAGCACTAGGCCAAGCAGGTCAGCAGTACTTGCAAGGAAGTGAGCTATACAAGAAGAGTAAGGGTGTAAAAGAGTTTCAGAAACTTTCTGATTACGCAAGTAATAAAGGAATGACTCAGGAGGAATTCCAAAAGAACCTAGTTGCACTATCATCTGACCCAAGATTCTCAAACCTTTCTGGAGTTGGATACTCTGCTACTGGAGTTGATGCTCAAGGCAAGCCTATTACAGGATTGATGACTCAAAATACATTAACTGATTACATGGGTAAGATGGGTAAGGATTACAACAAAGCAGTATATGATGCATTTGTAACTAAGTTTCCTAATGCAACTACTCAACCAGTGGGGATAGCTCCTCAACAAGGAGGCATTCCTACTTCAACAACTAGATTTGGTCAGAACATAATGAACGCATCCCAGTCTCCATTTCAAAAGAATGTGAATTTTCAGCTACCATACTACTTAGGATTTTAAAGAATGGCTACATACTATAAATTTGCTGAGAGACAGGCTGACAGTTTTGTAAACTGGGCAGAGATAGGAAAGAGTCTTACTGACATGCTTCAGGAGCAGG